ACCCCAGATTATTACCGCCAGCGTGAAAGTATTCACCGGTAACATAGGTAAAATCGTGCTAGTCGGCAGCGACCTAATCAAGGGTCTGTGGCAGGGTATTTCAAATGTCGCCGATTGGATTTGGGGTAAAATCTCCGGTTTCTTCGGAGGGATCGTCGACGGCATCAAAAACTTCTTCGGTATCCATTCTCCATCTACCTTATTTGCCGGACTTGGCGAGAACATGGGTCAAGGTATCGGTGTAGGCTTCGAACGGGCGATGGATGAAGTCGCAGAAGATATGCAGAACGCTATCCCCACCTCTTTTGATACGCCTGGCATAAATATGGGCGATGTAACAGGAAGTCATGGCGGCTTGGCGGTATCAGGTATGCCTTCGCTCATCAACATACAGCAGATGATTGTTCGCAGCGAGGATGACATCCGAAGAATATCACAGGAACTTTATAACCTGATGCAGACCGGCTCGCGGGCGCAGGGACGGTTTAGCCCGGCATAAGGAGGTGTTGGCATGGGCTTTATTTTCAACGGAATTTCATCACAAAGCATGAACGTCAAGGCTCGTCTGACCTCGTGGCAGGCTTCGCCACCCTTGCGTAATTCCTTTGTTTCCATACCCGGAAAGCCGGGTGTGGCAGACTTTGGCAGTGATAGCGCAGAGCGGGTCATAACTGTGAGCTGTAATATTGCTCCATTGCACAATCTCGCTTCTCTGGTTGGAGTGTTAGACGGCCTTGCCGAGTGGTTAGATCCCAAAAAAGGGCTGAAACAACTTGTGTTTGACGATGTCCCCGACCGCTATTTCACAGCGAGACTGCAGGATGCCGTGAACTGTGAACGGCTTATTCGCTCGGCAGGCGCATTTGACTTGAACTTCGTCTGTCCCGACCCACATGCTTACGCTTTGACAGACGAGAGTTTTACACTAACCCAAGAGGGTGCAAATACAGTCACGAGGAGTAAAGGCAATACAGACTCATTGCCTGTCTTCCTTTTGAAAGGCATCATTCCGTCAGGGTCATCAACCTATGTGTCGTTGAAAACAAATGACGAAGAACTTCGTGTTGTCGGGCCTTTGGCTGCCGGAGAAACCCTCGTCATCGACAGCGGTTTAGTTACTGCCAAGGTGGTAGACAGCACTGGCGAAACGCTCCATAATGGTCTGCCTCTGCTTCAAGAGTTGAATTTTCCAATTCTCCGCAAAGGAACGAATATCATAACCATTACGGCAACCGGTGCGACATTTACAGAACTGCAAATACAGGCGAAGAGCCGTTGGAGGTGAGGACATGGCGGTAAAATCCATATTGACTTCTCAAACAGACTTTACGGGCGAGATTCCTGCAACCGTAAAAACATCAGCACTCTGGCGTTTCAACGAATCCACGCCGGATAGTAATACTCGCCTTGCAGACTCTTCCGCCAACGGACGGTATTTTACTGTCTCCGGATGGAGCGGCACAACCGCTTCTTTACCAAACGGCAGGTTTGGGCGGTATTTCCGAATGAACATCAACAATCCGACCACAGAAAAAACGTACCTTGTCGCCACCAACGACGGTACATTCTTTTTTGATCTCGGTGAGAAAATTGCTGTCGGCGGTTGGATTAACCCGACCACCTATTCCGTAGGGCAGAACTACATTCCGCTTTTCAATACAAGGCAAGGACCCGGTCAGCCTATTTTTTATATCTCCCTCTATCAAGGTCGGCCGCGAATGATGCTCTATAATTCAGCAGGAACGCTTATCCTTGACCAAACCGAAACACCTGGATTCAACATGGTCAATGGTGGTTGGTATTTTCTCTCTGCAATCATAAACGTGACGGAAAAAACATCTCAGATAGTTCTGTGTAACCGTGCTGACGGTGAAATTTGGACAGCCCCTTTGCGAACATTTACTGGTACATTGAATCCATCCTGTGTAGCGGATATTGTTATGGGAATGCACGCAAACCAGTATTACTACGCAGGTGGCTTGGATGAGTGGTTCTTTGAAACAGACAGCAATTTAACTATTGATGACTTGATTCACTACTTCCGTCAAGCAATGCTTGCTAATGGAGGAGACACTTCGGGTGACGTGGATGCGTTAACTGAGCCGGGGGTTGTCACCCTACGTAAGGGAATTGGTAATCTCTACCCCGAAAGCGGCCAACTGACGACTATTGCCACCGAATGCAGCCTTGCTGGGAGCGGTCGAGTATCTGCAACAAGTGAATACACCGCGGGTGTCACGTCCATTTCACTGATAGAAACATCAACCTCAGATGATCTGCAGAACTGGTCGGCATGGCAGGCAGTTGGCACAAACGGCGAACTGACCTCGCCGAATCGTTCATATATCCGCTACAGGGTAACGCTCACCACCAGCGATACAACGGTTACACCAAAGCTACTCGATATAACGCTTCATGATATCCCCAAATCTCCGTATGAGAAACTGGGGTTTGCCCGCCCTGTTATTTTGGATGAGAACGGAGCGTGGGAAACGGTTCTGGAGAATGCTTATGACATCATAGTTACGGGTGAGATCAATGGAGCGGACACCTTGGAATTCAAGTTGCCTTACAGTGACCCGAAGCGCATAATGCTCGACAACGAGAAGCAGGTACAAATTGCTGAGGATGTTTATCGTATTCGGACAATGACTGATGAAAAAGGCTCGGATGGCAACAGTATACTCACAACGGTCTATGCGGAAGCGGCATTCTATGACCTAACTTTTTCTGCAGAGAAACAACCAGTTGAATTTAACGCTGACCTGCCCGCTGTCCCGATGGCATTTGCACTTGAAGGTACAGGCTGGGAAGTCGGTACAGTAAATGTAACCACCCTGAGAACATGGGAATGCCAAGAAAAAAACGCACTCTCCATACTTCGAATGGTACAGAACATCCATGGCGGCGATTTGGTATTCCACAGTCGGGACAGACGTGTGGATTTGCTGACATTCAGCGGAACAGACAGTGGGGCACTCTTTGCCTACCGTAAAAACCTGACCGGGATTAAGCGTGTAGTTGATACCCGATCCCTTGTCACGAGGCTCTATGCTATCGGTAAGGACGGCATGACGTTCGCTGCAATCAATGGTGGCAAGGACTACGTGGAGGACTTCAGCTATTCAAGCGAGGTGCGGGTAGCTACCCTTGACTGTTCTAATTTTACAAACCCCTATCAGATGCTTGAATTTACCAATATGCGGCTTGCCGAATATGCAAAGCCCCGCGTATCCTATGTCCTATCGGCGATGGATTTGTCCGTGCTGACGGGCTATGAGCATGAGCGATGGGATTTAGGTGACATTGTAACCGTTGATGACAGGGATTTGAATCTGACCATTAAAACACGAATTGTACGCCGCCAGTACAACCTTCAAGAGCCATGGAAAACCGTACTGGAACTCTCCACCAAACTTAGAGAACTGGGCGACTCTTCCTCCTCGACGATTGCTGACCAGTTCGACCAAAGCAACCTCATTGGGCAGGAAATAAAGGATATGGTACCCTTCAACCATCTGCGAAATTCCCGAGCCGATGACGGCTTCGCTTATTGGCAAAATAGCGGTTTTGAAGTGGATACTGAAAACGGTGTATCTGGTACAGCTTCCTTTAAGGCAGTTGGCGTAGCGAATATGACCAAAAGTATGGCCCAAACAGTTTATCCGGCATCAAGACGCAACTACACCATATCGGCGCAAATAGGATCGAATAACCTAAGCAAGGGAACGAACGGACAGGTCGGTATCGAGCTAGTATTTGAATACGAGGACGGGACAACCGAAACACGATTTATTGATTTGTATTGAGAGGACGGTGAATTTGCATGGTATCTTTTCAACAAGTGGCGCGGGATGCATCCCCCAAAGGTTATGGCAGGCTGCGTTCCATCACCATTCGACTCGTTATACAGAATTGCACGGGAGAAGTATTTTTCACCGATCTAATGCTTCAAGCAGGTGTCGTTGCAACGGGCTGGGTCGGCCATGTCTGTGAAATTCAATGGACTCTCGATGGGTAGGTGGTACTTATGGTCATTAACAACTTCATCCGATTTGCAGAGGTAATAAAACTCAAACAGGACAAACGAATCGTTAGCGTAACCATCCGACCACTCATAGCCGACTGTACTGGCGAGATTTACTATACCGACCTTCACCTTCAAGAAGGCGACAAACTGACAGGCTATACGCCCCACAACAGCGTTATGCTCCGAAGTAGCGGAAATACTCCTCGCTACCAAAATGCCGTGGTGCGTGGCAGTGCGACTCTTGTCCTTTTTAATACTGGAGAAACCTCAGCGGGTCTTGATTTATATATCTATCCGAAACAGCCAATGTCGGCAGGAAGCATTGAAATTTCACAGGGCATGGGTTCGCATAAGTGCAAATTTACATCGTTGGTGAATGCGGGTGATGAATTTGCCTTAAAAGCTGTGGCAAGGGAATGTCTACGAAATGGCAGTCCCACATCCAAGGATGGATTTTATCAATATACCGCCGCTTATGACAGTAAGCATCAGATTAAGCTGGAAAGTGGAAAATCGGCGAGGGTCTACCTTGAATATATAGAAATGATGGAAGGAGATCCGCGCTTATGAGCAGGGATTATCTTAGGGGAAAGAAATGCATGGTATGGTCGTTCATGGGCAACACCCGAATGCACCAAGCCTTGAATAATTACGGAGACCGTTTTGAAGCCGTCGGCATTTTCACTTTCGAGGTGGACATATCAGGAACGATAACCGAAACAGGTACATCGATATCCAGCATGATGCCATACATCAATAAATGGCCCAAAGTTCGTTGGTTTCTTACCGTGATGAATCACGGCACAGCTTCTATATTCACTGCTCTGCGGAATAACGAAAATGGTGCAAAGACTAAGTTTCTATCTGAATTAGTGCGGATCATGCAGAAATACCCGTGGTGCGCTGGTGTGGATATCGACTTGGAGCGCGGCGGCGGATACGAGAACAAGGACGCAGCGAATATTCTCTTTCGAGATATATACCAAACCGTCAAAGCGTACAATCCCGCCAAACTGGTCAATATCTGTTTGCCCGGTATGACTGGCGTCCAAGGCTCGGTCGGTGGTGAGAACTGGTGTGTCTATGCCGATCTCGATGCGTACTGCGACACGGCAGCGATTATGTCCTACGGTATGTCTTGGGCTGGCAGTGCGCCGGGTCCTGTCTCTCCGCGGGACTGGCTTGTCGGCGTGTATGATTATGCTGCCAGAGTAATGAACCCACAAAAAATTTATATGGGTTTGCCGGGTTACGGTTGGGAGTGGCAGATATATGCAAACCCTGACGACCTCGGCAAGACATATCGTGGTGTGTCACTTACCTACTATGCCGCTAAAATATGGGCAGAGGGCGGGTATAACTTTACAGGTAATGCTCCTCCGCAGCCGATGATACCGTGGCTTGCCTACTGGGACGATTACGATCAGGTACCGTATATGCTACCTCAAGTATACGATTATGCTGAAGGTGGCGATGCAACCAGCCGAGAAGCCCCTATCATCGGGGAAACCTACAACCGCCGACGATACTTAACTTGCTACGGGAAAACACAAAAGGCAGAGTTTGGCACAATCTATATTGACCGGGACAGTGTGCCGGATAGTTATACAGAGGGTGTGGTTATTGGCAACGGAATGATTACGCTCTCATCAGAAACGGGTACAGCGACCTACGATTTTACCGTTCCGCAATCGGGAGTTTATGATGTTGCCGTCCGTATCTGCTTTCCGTATTGGGATAAGAACGGTATCAACATTTCACTTGACGGTTCCTCGGTCGGATTTTATGAAAGCCGCCTATGGTGGCCATATTGGAGAAGCACCTTCTGGATGGCTCTTGCCAAAGGGCGCAGCTTGTCGGCAGGAGAACACACCCTCACCGTTGACGGCGGTGTGGTTGGCGCACAGTTATATGGCTTTCGTATTTGTTCATCATTTTCAGAACGGCCCTCAGCGGGTTCAGCTACCTTTGAACTCTCACCGCGCAGTTTCAAGGACATAGATGGGAGTATGGCTGTTCCGGATAAAGGCTTCAAGCTGACCACCGAGATTCTTCGAAGAAAACCCGACTCGGCTTTGGTGTGGTATGAGGACTTCCGGGACCCCATCACACTGCAAAGCACTTACTGGACTACGCTTTCAGGCAATTGGGCCGTCTGGCGAAGCGATGAATATGCAACCGGAAGGGTTTATTCACAACTGGAAGGTAGTGGCCAGCTTGCCTGGAGATATGACAGTTTCTCTGATGTTCATCTTCGAGCTCGGCTTGCTTTCCCTCATAATGGAAGCGGGCGTGCTGGGGTATTTATCGGTAACATCTTCTGTTGTATCAACATTGACACGCAGCAAGTGGAACTCTATCAAGGATCTGTTTTGCTCGGCAGCTATGGTTCCGCTTACTATAAAACACCCGCCTCCGACATACGCACAAACCCCAATATGTATCTCATCGAAATGAGGAAACGCGGCAACCGCGTGAGGGTCTATTCCGGCAACAGCAACACCCTCCGCTTCACGGCAACGGTATCACCGACAAGCGGTTATTGTGGCATTCGGTCGGACAATGAAATCAAGTGTGAACTTCTGCGTTTAGGCGATGCCTGGACTTACGAACCGTATGAAGCCTTTGATGTGACGATGCCAAACGGTACTACCGAAACTTACGGCAGGATCGCCCGGAGTAACGTGACATGGGACAGTGAATTCGAGGTATTCACGCTGTCTTCAGACGTGGAGGAATCCTCTACCCGAAGTGAGGATATCTCGATGGACTACGACTTCGTGCATTCAGCGATGCTATACATTCCCTGCAACGCTGACTATACTGCAAAATTCACACCGCGAGATATCAACGTCTGGTGCTCGAGGATATTCCTCGGCGATGGGGATGGTTTTGGTATCGTCTACTACCAAGATGTAGATTCGATCGTCTACTGGACAAATGAAGCGGCATACCGATGGGGTTTGCGTGGGTTTGCCTTATGGTCACTAGGTCAGGAAGACTTACGGCTTTGGGAGGCACTCCCGAAACTGAGTTAAAAATGACCAGTCATATCAGCATTAGCGCCTGCTTATTTTAGCAGGTGTTTTTTATGCAATAAAACAGGAGGAAAACAAAAATGAAAGAGATTTGGAATTGGATTCAGGTTGTGTTTACAGCCATTGGAGGAATCCTTGGCTGGTACTTAGGCGGATTGGACGGTTTCCTTTACGCACTCATCGCCTTTGTAGTTGTCGACTACATCACAGGTGTGCTTCGTGCAATTGTGGAAAAGAAACTTTCCAGCCGGATCGGAGCACAGGGTATCGCCAAGAAGGTAGCGCTATTTCTTGTGGTCGGCATTGGTCATCTCATTGACACTTACCTGCTCGGAGGCACAGGAGCACCACTTCGTACAGCGATTATCTTCTTCTACATTGCTAATGAGGGTATTTCTCTTGTTGAGAATGCCACGGCTATTGGGCTACCTGTGCCTGAAAAGTTAAGAGATGTGCTGGCACAGCTTCATGGAAAGGACGGCGAAACGAAATGAACCTTCATAAACTCATTTTAACCAACAATGCTTGCTACAAAGCTGGCCGAACTATCACTCCTAAGGGCATCATGGTGCATTCAACAGGGGCAAATAACCCGAACCTCAAACGCTATGTGGGTCCAGATGACGGTCTGCTGGGCAAGAACCAGTATAACAACCATTGGAATCAGGATAAGCCAGATGGGCGGCAGGTCTGTGTACATGCCTTTATTGGCAAACTGGCAGATGGCAGTATCGCAACCTATCAGACTCTGCCCTGGAACCACCGAGGCTGGCATGCCGGAGGTTCTGCTAACGATACACACATCGGCTTTGAAATCTGCGAGGACGGGTTGACCGATGCCTCGTATTTTTCTGCCGTATACAAGGAAGCCTTGGAACTTTGCGTCTACCTTTGCAAACAGTATGGGCTGACAGAGAAAGATATAATCGGACATTACGAGGGGTATCAGAAAGGTATCGCTTCAAATCATGGCGATCCTAAAAATTGGTTCCCAAAGCACGGCAAGAGCATGGATACTTTCCGTGCTGATGTTAAGGCTGGGCTTGCAGCAGCATTAACGCCCGCTCCCGTCACACCGACTGCTCCGAAAAAATACTACCGTGTGCAGGTCGGTGCATACTCCGTTAAGGCAAACGCAGAGGCCATGCTTGCTAAACTTAAGGCGGCCGGCTTCACCGATGCCTTTATTAAATACAGCGAATAAAAATCAGTTTAATGCCTATCGAGAGGTTCGTCTTTCGGTAGGCATTATTTTTTTTCGTTCATTCGGCTCATTTCTGTCCTGGGACTATTAGAGGGTGTTGATTGATATGTTCCTGTCTCTTATACCCCTCTGCCGCTGCTGACGAATAGAGGGGTGTAGATCTCGGCGGTCACCGTACGTGCCACGATATCATACACGTCGATGATCAA